ATTAGACTATCTAAAACAGAATTCGGAATTATTAGAAGGTGTTGACCGTATATTTAAAATAACTGGTCGTCTACAACTTGATGATGGTTTTGATATTAATCACTATGATGGGTTGAATGGTAAATATGTATTCAAGGAACGCATACCAACATGGATGAGTGAACCCATTCACGGAGCAACTCATGTTTTCGATACTCGCCTTTGGTCTATGTGTACGTCTTTGATTGATACTCATAAACAAGCCTTAGAAAAAGTGTTCCCTCTATTAGGTCCAATAGACTTGGAACACGCATATTTTGCCGTTTTAGATAAAGAAAAAGTAGTAGAATTTGATAGAGTGTATTGCAGGGGCCAAGTGGCCTCAACGGGTGAGTGGAAATTTGATTGATATAGAGTACTATATATCTAAGCCAAGATTTGACAGATTTGTGAATCTGTGGTATAATCCATTATAAATAACCCTACAGACAACCAAAGTGTGTTGTAATTCAATAGGTAGACAATGTTATCATTCAAAACTTTTTTAACCGAGCAAGAGGATCCTGAAGAAGGCGCCAGCCGTCAGATTAAACATTTGACGCATGTGGAAGACCGTCCTCTACAAAATGGTGAAAAAGGTGCGGCACATGCCATCAAATCATTGTCAGCTGCAGCAGAACACATTAAGGCTGGTAATAAATCATCCGAACTAACCACAAAATATGATGGTTCACCAGCACTTGTTTATGGTCATCATCCAAAGACTGGTAAATTCTTTGTTGCATCAAAGTCCGCTTTCAATAAGACACCAAAGATTAACTACACACCAAAAGATGTAGATATGAATCATGGTCACGCACCTGGTCTGGCCGCAAAGTTAAAAGATGCACTAACGCATTTACCCAAGATTGCACCTAAAAAAGGTGTATATCAAGGTGATATGATGTTTGGTACAGACAAGGAAGATAAGAAAACTGAAAAGGGTGGTGGTACATCGTTTCATCCTAATCCTTCTGGTCTAACATATACTGCACACGGAACACACGAAGGTGGAGTTAAGAAGGCAAAAATTGGTGTTGTAACACACTTATCGTACCAAGGCAAAGATGCTGCAAGTCTAAATGCATCACATGAAGTTGACCACGAAAACTTCAATAAACACTCTGATGTATTCTCTGTTGATCCAAGAATGGACACATCAAAGGTGCATTTCAGTCCAGAAGAACAAAAGAAATTCACTAAACATATTACTGCAGCTCAAGCAGTACATGATACACATGGCGGTGACATGTATGCTGGTACTAGTGAACACCATGGTGTTGGTGGTTCATTAGAAACTTATATTAATCACACTGTACGTACAGGTGAAGAATCTAACCATAAAAACTTTAAGTCTTGGCTGGAAACAAACAAAAATAAAGCAATCGACAAACTTAAAGTCGAAAAGAACAAGAAGGTCAAACAATCAGCTTTAAAAGATGAATTGGGTAAAGTTGAACGTAATAAAAAACATTACAACAATCTTTTCAAAATGCATGGTGAGTTACAGAAGGCTAAAGATACACTTATTGGTGTTATGAATCAACACCAAGAATTTCAACACACACACGGCGGAGAATCTGCGAATCCTGAAGGATATGTTTTTCATCACGGTAAAGAATCTGATAAGTTAGTTAACCGTGCGGAATTCTCTCGTAGAAATTTTGCTGGAATAAGAAACATATGAAAAAGTTTTTAGAAAAGTTACAAGAAGATGCACAGACCCACACACCTGTGGTGATGGCGTTTGGTCGAATGAATCCTCCAACTATTGGCCACGCTAAAGTGGTTGATAGAGTGAAACAACTTGCAAAAGACTACAAAGCACCACACCACATTATTGTGTCACATTCTATGGACACAAAGAAGAATCCATTAGACATTGCAAGTAAAATCAAACACGCAAAGAGATTCTTCCCTGACACAAACATTACCGGTTCAAGTAAAGAGAAACCAACATTTTTACAACATGCAGCTGCACTACATCAAGCAGGCCATGACCACTTGATAATGGTTGCAGGTTCAGACCGTATTCCAGAATATGAACAAAAATTAAATCAGTATAACGGAGAAGGTCCAGGTAAACTATTCAACTTTAAAAAGATAGAAGTTAAATCTGCTGGTCAACGTGACCCCGATGCAGAAGGTGCAGAAGGTATGTCTGCTTCCAAGATGCGTGACCATGCAAAGAGTGGTGATTTCAATTCGTTCAGACAAGGTGTTCCTGCACATGTTCCAGACAATCATGCTAGAGCATTGTTTCGTGATGTTCGTAAAGGTATGGGATTGAATGAAGAATTCAATCGTGGACTATTTAAAGCAATCTTTGTGACTGGTGGACCAGGTTCAGGTAAAGACATTATCATACGTGAAGCAATTGCTGAGAGTAAATCAGTAGAATTGAATTCAGTACAAGCATTTGACTTATTGATGGACAAACAAAAACTGTCCGAAAAAACAACCGACTATCGTAGAGAAGCTATTCGTAACCGTGGTCCACTAATTATTAATGGACCTGCTGATGACCACACTAGAATAATTACCATTAGAGAAGAACTAGAAGAATTTGGTTATGAAACTGTTATGGTATTTGTTGATACAACCAATGAAGCCAGTAAAGAACGTAATGAGAAGTTGACCAAGTCAATTTCAGAATCAATTAGATATGATAAGTGGCAATTAGCACAAACTTCAAAAGAAGCATATCGTCAGAATTTTTCCAATTTTATAGATTTCAATAATAGTTCAACCTTCGAAGAAATTCAAGAAGACATTACTGACACTTACGGAAAAATAAATAGGTTCATCGAGGACAAAAATTACAATGAAATTGCGTTCTCTTGGTTGGAAAGTCGTGGTAAAATTAGTATCACATCATTATTTAAGGAAAATGAAAATGTTAAGAAAAATTCTAGATTTTTTGAAAGTTACAAAACCAAGCGCACCAGTGGAAGTCCAACTCTCAACACCGGTACCGGTCCAAGAGCCGAAGGTCCAGGAAGTGAACTCCCAGATAATCGTGCAGGAGACATTAACGCCGACAACATCAAGTGGGATGGAAACAAAAAGCGAGGAAGTTACACCTTCAAAACCTACAGTGAAGAAGGCCCCAGCCTCAAAGTCAGTCCAATCCCCAAAGAAGACAACTTCTCCAAGGACAAAGAAAAAGTAAAACGTAATCGTTTCAGAGATTCACCAACTGTTAATCAACGTATGAGAAACATAACAACAGTTGGTCCAGAATTTGATACACGCCAACAGGGAACAGTATACCCTATGTCTGGTCTAGGCGATGTAACATATAGAGAACATGTAGATTTCAAAAACTTTAGAGAGTCGCATAATGATCCTGCCGATTCTGAAATGGGTGTTTACGGTGTATTGGGCGGTGCAACAAATAAAGAACCAATGGAAAATCCAAGAGATAAATTTGGTTCAAGTTCAATAAAGAAGAAAAAGAAATGAAAAAATTTACAGAGTTTGTAAGAGAATCTACACCAGAAACATCACATTATGATGCTCAAGAAATCAAACGCCAAAAGGCTCACTTGATGTACAAAGCAAAAGAGTATGGTGACCAAGCACAAAAAGAAAAACAGTTCGGCCACGGCGGAGCAGCAGAAGCTAAAGGTGAGACTATGGTTGCAGCTGCAAAAAACATTAAAGGAGATTAATATGATAAACTTAAGAAAAAACGATGCACTTGCTGATGCGGTAAAAGAAATTTTACAACAAGAGGCACTAAAAGGCAATCAACATTTAATTGATAAAAACAAGAACAATAAAGTTGATGCACATGATTTCAAAATTCTTCGTGGCGAAAAGAAAACCGTCAAAGAAGAAGAAACCGTTGAAGAAGGTCTTAAAGATATTGCCAAGAAAGCTTTCAAAGCTTTGACTGGTGGTTCAGATGAAGACCAACTTAAAGCACTACAGAAAAGAGCTGGTGCACCAGTTACTGGTAAAAAACCAGAACCAAAAAAAGAAGAAGTTGAAGTTTCAACACAGAAAACATTGAAGCAATTCAAAGAAAATGCATTTGACTGGAAAAAGAAACCAGAACCACAACCAAACGGCGGTTCAGGTGTCAAACAAGGTTCTCGTTACGGTGGTTCTAAACAAAAAGATAAACCAGAACAGGAAACAGACGAAAAAAAGTAAATGAGGCAAAGGGACCAACCAGTCAAGAAGACGGACCTTTTGTCTCTAGTATTAATGATACACACGATTTAAAACCACTGAACCATGCAAGGTACTTGGCCAAAAAATCTTTAAATAGAGTTCAAAAAGAAATGATGAACAAATAAGGCACAATAATGAGCAAAGCACAAACATTAAAATCTATAGTTAAAAGGGGGGGTGCAGAAAAGCCTTCTTTTGGAACTAATCCTTGGGATCCATGGTCCGCAAAAGCTAATATTGCGGAAGATGCTGCTTTGGATCAATATTTGACTTCTAGAGGTATCAATCCAAAACATGTTTCTAAAGACCAAAAGGTTGCACATTCCAAGATGGGACAATTCATCAAATGGAAAAGAGACCACATGTCAGAAGCTGTAGATAGAAAAGATACAATTATCTTTGATATACCTTTGTTGATTCGTGTATTAGAGTTTGCTCGTGAAGAATTAAAATCGGATGTACTTCTACATAAAATGGTAGAAAGACTGATTTCAATTCGTGGCAAGGGAACTTTGACCATGAATCAGTATGGTAAAATTATTAAAGAAGAAGCTGAATCTTTAGGTGAATCTTTTCCTGAATATGGTGAAAGAGCCAATAAACTTTTAAAAAGAAGTCATGAACTGTATGATAAATCTCGTTCAGAACCAGACGTTTCAAAGAAAAAAGAAATGGCTTCTAAGTCAACAAGAGCTCATGGTATTTTCATGAAAGCCAAAGAAAAACACTTGAGTCGTCATCCTGAAGATGCAGAATCTTTACGAAACAAAACAATGTCTGGCGCAAGCAAAGATTATACAAGTGGCAAAAGATGGACTGGTGATTCTGTTGAACACTCAGATGATACGAATGTCATTTCTGAAATCAGTTCAGAAACATTGCAAAGTTATAAAGATAAAGCGATGAAGTCTTCTGATGATTTGGCTTCAAAAGGCCAATATAAAAAATCGAACGACCGTCTGTTGAATCACATGAAGGCCACAGGCAAACAAATTGACAAGACAACTGCTTCGATTAAAAAATCTTTAAATAAAGAAAATACACAAGACCCGATGGCCGCATCATCAATGCCTAATGACGGTGCAAATAGTCCCGATGATGTTGAACAACCAAAGAATAAAAAGTTGATTCAAATGTCTAAGTCTGCTCGAATCATTAAATCCATCTATAAAAGGAAGGGAATGAAAGAGGAAATTTATGACCATGAAAAGGAAGACAAGTCTGTTGCAACTTATGGTAAAAAACCAAAAATGCAAAGTGTAAGTACTGATTTAGAAGAACCACAGGCCGCAGCGGTATTAACAGGCGGTACCACCTTGACTGGTGAAAAGAGAGATACCATCGAAATCGACCCTATGTTGAAGATGCGTAAACCAGTTTCTGGAAAAAGATAAATAGTAAATATAACCCACGGTTAAAAGGAGAATAACATGTCATCTTGGGGAAATAACGATAACGCAGCTAATGCACCATATTGGGCTGTTGAGACAGTACAAACAACAAATGCGCCAGTTGCATCCGCACCAACAGCAGCAAACGTTGCACTGTTATATGGTAATACACAATTCCAGGCATATACACAAGGTATGACTGTTGGATTGTTCATGGTAGATGCTACAGAGACCACTGCTGGTGGTGATAATGTAGTGGATATCTCATTGTCAAATCAAGGTGCTGGATATGTTGAAGCACCTGGTGTTTCTATTGTAGCTAGTGCTGGTGCATATAGTGCAACTGCAACCGCTACTATTGCTGCTGGCCTGGTGAGTAATATTACAGTTGCAAACACAGGTGTTGGTTACACATCAACTCCAGCAGTTACAATTCAAGTTCCAGTATTAACTGTTCCAACAGCTTCAGTAATTGCTGCTAATAACGTAGTAATGTATACTGCTCACGGTCAAGCAAATAGTGCTGCTCTTGTTTTCAATTGGGGTGGTACTGCTAACATTGCTGGTTTAACAAATGCAAACACATATTATGTTGTACCCGTTGATGCAAACCGTTTCTCATTGGCAACAACTGCTGCAAATGCTGCAAACAACGTTGTTATTGATATCACATCTACCGGTGAAACAGGACAATTCTTTACGATTGTTGATGGTGTACGTGCAACAGCAATTGCAAGTCGTGGTTTAAGTCAAAGTGTTAGTGGTGCAGAACACGCAACACACATTGGTTGGAACATAAAAACAGTTGGTTCCGGTGGCCGTGCAGGTCGTGTTCAATACGAAACGTTAGTTGCCATTTCCGAAGTTATAGGTGATGGTTCAGACGATATTTCTTTACCTGACGCTTAATAAAAGGGGCTTCGGCCCCTCTATAATATGTTCGATGAATTGAATGAAGATAATTTTATGATGTATGCTGCAAAATGCTATACATCACCACATTGCATTATGTCGGAATTTGAGGGAGATATTAAAAGAACAAAATACCTGAAAAGGTTATTTCGTAGATATAAGGTCACAAAATCCCTCAAAGAACGATTAATTATAAACCATATCATTTTATTGAATAATGTTTTTGGTCCAGAAGCAACGGCAAGAATATTGTTCTATAAGACTGATGAACGTGATTATGATATTCTAAAGACTTTTTTAGATTATCTAGATATCATGCCTGATTTTGTTTATGGTATTAATGGAAAAACTATATCATCATCCGATTTACCACTAGATATGAATGTCGCAGAGATATTAAGAAACATATGAAAAAATTTCAAGAATTTATTAACGAAGTAAAAGAACCAACAGGCGACCTAAAGAAAGCTTGTTGGACTGGTTATACTGCTGTCGGAACAAAAAAGAAAAATGGTAAAACCGTTCCTAATTGTGTTCCAGAAGAAGTTGTTAAGGAAGGTCATGGTCCTTGGGGCAAAATGACACAAGATAAATTGGATAAGATTGCAAAAGCCAAAAAACGTGAAGAAAAAGAAAAAGGTGTTCTGAGAAAACCTGGATCAACGTTACGAAAAGATACAACTAATTATGTTGCTAAAGTAAATAAACTTTCTGAGGAAGAACTAGAAGAAAACCATATTGCTATCGCCATGGGTAAAGAAATGGATGATGAAGGTAGTATGATTATGAATCAACTGGATCACATGGAACGTTCCATCAACATGATGCGTGGTGTCGTTAAGGATCCAAATATGCAGATACCTGCTTGGGTTCAATCTAAAGTAACATTAGCTGCAGACTATATTGAAACAGCTGCTGGTTATATGTCCAGTAAAAATGAAGAAGTTGACTTAGAAGAAACT